CAGTTCCGCCCGCTGATTCGTCTGCGCATCCGTCTTCGGAACTGGAGAGGAATATGTATGAAGTTCGGCACCGTCTCGTAAAACACAGACTCCGAAGCCCGCCGAGGCTCCTACTTTTCCGTTGGATAAGCAGGACCCGTCACAAAATACAGTAATGCGAGACATCTACCACCGCCTTTTACAATCGAATAGGATGTCATTTTTTATGTATAATCAAAACAGGAGATGCCTGGGCTCAAAACCTATACAGACGGGAAGAATATTTATAGCGTGGATATGATGTTGGCCTACGTCAATTCCTTCGACCATCCAGTTGTAAAACTCCCGATGGAGGATTTACTGCCGCAGTTGGAGAAAGATGTATGGGGCTGGTCACCGAGCACCGTACTCGCAAAAATGGATGTGAAGAAGTATTCCGAGAATGCGACACGTATTCGTGACGCCGATCTATCGTATCCTATTTTTGTACCGGGTGAGCCCACGAGTTCTACAGGTCGGCACACCATTCTCGACGGTTATCATCGGGTTGCGAAAGCCTCTTTGGAAGGCAAAACGGACATTAAAGCATACGTCTTTGATGCGCCACTTATGCGCAAATTCATCTTAAACAGCGATATGAACTTTGTCCAGGTTCATCAACATACGCCGGTTTATGAAATCCTAGAACTCTGGACGAAACGATTTTGTAAACACTAATTAAGATGTCGTCGCTTCAAAATCATTTGGGCCATGCGTTCGGCATTGCTCCTCTGTTCCTCTACGTTGGCTTGTACAAAGAAGCCGTGCCCGAGCACGTATTTACGGGGCTGGGAATTCTTGGTCTCGTCGTGCTGGCCTACCATTCGTACCGTGCGTACGGCAAACTCAAGGAGAACCGAAGCGCCTGGATCAACTGGATACATATTTTCCTGATTGCGCCTCTGTTGCTCATCCTCGGTTACCTGAAAAAAGACGCCAACAGTCGTTACTTTGAAATGATGCTTTTGCTCGGATTCGCCGCATTCGGATATCACGCTCTTTACTTAATTCGTGATAGCATGTTAATGTGAACTTCGGAAGCACTATTTCGCAGGCACGACGCAGAATGATACAAATAGGCCGAGGAGGATGCGAATTGCTTCGTACATCCTCCGCACGCCGTATCCTTTGTAAAGGTTGGAATCCAATCTTTACAATGTGTTCTAGCATAATGAATAATTGTATTTGCCTTCGTATGCGATGTATGGTCGCAGGAAGGACACTGAAATGAAACGCCCGCATAGGGATTTCGTTCGGTATCGCTAGGGTGTGGCGCATCTGGGTGGTGCGTCGCTAGATGATGGAGCCACGAGCAGCGCTGTAGGAAACGTGGCTTCTCTTCGGTACACCTCGCACACTCAAAGGGGAAGTCCTGCTCGTGAACACTCTTAATATGATAATACATCGTGTTCTGCTTTTCCTCCACTTTGGAGCAGTGCGGGCAGACAAAATGTCCGTCGGAATTCTTAACATATTTATCGGTGGACATTTGTGCCTTATAGCTACCGCACATCCAGGGGTTCAATTTTTTTGGCACAGACCGGTCTAAATGAATACGGCACCGAATCAATAGACAATGCCTCCACGTATTGCTATTCTAACATTTTGTGTAGGTGCTGATTACAAAAAGGCGATGGAGCCAGGTCTCGCCTCCAAACGAGAGTATGCGAAACGCCACGGCTACGATTTTCACGAGGGCGGCGAAGATGTATGGGACCGGTCCAAGCCGATTCCGTGGTCCAAGTTTCAGTTTATTCTGAAATACATCAACGACTATGATTTCCTGTTCTGGTCAGACGCCGACGTTATCATTCTGAATCAAGACCAGATGTTGGAAACCCAGGTTCTTCCTCGTCTTCCGTTCAACAAGGACGTGCTATGGACATTCGATGCGTGTGGTCATCTCAACAACGGACATCTTCTCATCCGTGGTAAAAGCGCCTGGGCCGCCGATTTCTTCCGTCGTGCTTCCCAGCAAACGGATCTGCTTTATCATATTTGGTGGGACAATGCGGCGATGATTCGGCTTTATGAGACCAATCCCGACGACCGAGCTAAGATGGAGACGTGTAGGGAGCACTGGGCATTCAATGCGTATATTTACGGACCTACTGATAAGGCTGACGATACAACGACACGGCTGTATCAGCACGGTGATTTCCTAATCCATTTTGCGGGTGTTTATGACCCTTGGAATATTCACCGACTTATGCTGTATGTGAAACATCAATATGAGAAAGGAAAGCCGCTGGATACGAAACAGCTCAATGCGTGGCGTTTAGAGCATCCGAAAGATAAAAGCACCGCACTTCAATTTCTTTTCTAGCCAATTCTGGCTAATCATATAATTTTTAATCCCGTTCCTAGAACGGGATTAAAAATTTTATAGATTAGCCTTATAGGATAATGCAATGGAAACGGGAATCATAGGATACGTTGCTGCATCAACCTCGGTTATCGCATTTGGTACACAATTTATACACACAGTTCGCTGTGGAACTGTAGAAGGTATAAGCCTTCCTCGAACTATGCTGGACGCTGTCAGTTTGACTTTATGGGTTGTATACGCAACTAGACTAGAGGATATTCCTCTTCTAATTGCGACATCGTTCGAACTTGTTACATGTCTGTGCTTATGCGGAATCGTATTGAATCATTATCGATTAAAGAGACTACCAATGCAGTTGAAGGTATTACCCGAGGAGGAAAATCCACGTTTTGTATCATCAGAACACATCATTGTGGATATGAAGGCGAAACGTCGAAATTCGATATAATTTTATGTGCCTTCTGTAGGGATGCCGTATATATGGCTGTTTCTTATAGGACTTTTGATGATTCTGTTGCTGTACGGCGATACCCGTTCACGACAATCGGTGTATTTAACACCCGAAAAGGCCGCTGCTATTGCATACACCAAGTGGCCGATGTGGAAAGAGATTGAGCCACCGGACAATCGTATACGGATGTTATGGATAGACCAAGATTATGTACCCTTTGTCAATGCCGGTTCCGAAATATGTTCTCATCAAATCAATAAATACTTTATGAAAAAGCCGTACAAGTACGATATTTGGGCGGCGATTCCAGGATATCCCCAGCGCACCTTTGAAGGAGTCCGATGTTTCGACCTTAACGACAAGGCGCTCTTTTACAAGGTTTTGGATTCATCCCATATTCTTCATTCTCACTCGGGTTCCTACAGGTCCAATCTTCTGTATTTGAGTCGGGTCACTGGCAAACCGTATGTTGGTTGGGTTCACACGGATGGTTATGTGCGGGGTGTCAAAGGTGCGTGGAACGATCCTCGTCTGAACGGACGTCAGTGGACTGCCTTTAATTCTGTAAGTCTCTTGGGGTCACGTTCCGAATTAAAGGGCAATCAGCACGTGGAAATATTCTTTCCGTCGGTGGATTTTCGGGATTATGCGGTCGATAAAAAGGAGCGCAAGCCTCTCTACGTGACATTAAGTAACGTGAATGACAACAAGGGTGGAAATCTACTGGTTCAACTGGCCAAGGCGCTCCCGGAAATCGAATTTCAAGGTATTATAGGCGGTTACCGAAAGCAGATTACGAATTACGACCTTCCGAATCTTAAATACAGTCAACATACGACGCGGATTAAGGATGTGTATGCGCAGACGTGGGTGATGATTATGCCGTCCAAGGAGGAAACCTGGGGGCGTACAGCCGTGGAAGCGATGTCTTCCGGTATTCCGATTGTGGTAAGTCCGACGCCTGGACTGCGTGAATGTTGTGATACCGCCGCCATTTACTGCGACCGCAACGATTTGGAAGCGTGGGTGACAACTCTCCGGCAACTCAAATCGGACCAGACCTACTACAATAAACGTTCCGCACTATCGCTGGAGCGTGCGCGTGCGTTAGACCCTCGTCCCGACTTTAAGAGAATGGAAGTCTGGATTGAGAAGAAGGTCTTTCCGTCGTTGGCAAAAGGCCGTTCCTTGACGGAACTCGAAAAAAATCTTCTGTTCCGTTAGAAACAAATGAAGACTATCATGCCTATGAACGCTATCAAGCCTATGAGCGGTGGTATGATTACGATTGGATCCAAGGCCCAGGTCTTCCACGGCACGGCGCACCACACCAAGGGTGGCCTGACCCGCAAGGATCTCCTGAAGAACAAGCGTGGCAAGATTGTCAGCCGCAAGCAGATGGCGGCGGGCAAGAAGGCCTACACCCGCCTCGTCAAGGCGGGCTACAAGCCGAAGAAGGGCACGTTCAAGCTCTTCCACAAGCGTGGCTCCAAGCACACGGGCGGCTTCTGGTAAACAATATACATTTCCATATCCAATTATTTAAGATAATTCGATATAGTCCACATCCAGGCACTCATTTCCGGTTGCGCCGTGTCGTATATTTTCTTCGGCGCCGTAATTTCCGAGTCCCACCCGTCAGCCATTTCGCTACACCGAATAATCCGTTGGAACTTGCCATATATTCGTAAAACATCGGATTTCGTGTATTCACTGTAAAGGTCATTCCGCCGAGAGGCGTTTTGAACGACGAGGCATCTTCCCAACAGGCGGGTGGCGCTCCACCAGCGCCGAGCGCAATCATGGAATTCAGAATGCGACCGCCATCCGGTGACCGCACATATTCGTTTATGTCACGGCACTGGCATAGTATAGGCACGCCGTCAACCGATTCGGGCGGCGTAAAGACCTTGCCACCAAACATCGAGGTGGTGAATTTCTTCTTGTAGGGGCCCCAGATTTCACCAGGCAGTCCTGGTAGCGATACAGGTTGTGGTTTCTTTGTAACGCTCGCATCGGATTGTATGGGCGCCGTAACCCAGCGATAGCCCGTTTTAACATCGCCGTGCCAGTATCCTTCACTCGCAGGTGCGTCTGTAATCGCCTGCTGTGCGGCCGCAATATTGCTGGCA